AACTTGGCGGCCTTCTTCGCGTCTTCATAGAAGATCTCGTAGAAGTCGCCCATGCGATAGAACATCAGCTGGTCGGGGTGCTGATTCTTCAGGCGCCAGTATTGCTGCATCATTGGCGTGTGGGAGGATAAATCAGAAATTGCTTTATTCATCAGTGGCTTAGCGCTATTTGCTCAAGGGCGTGGGGCAAAAATGGGGCATTTCATCTTATAAAGTTTCAATGAAAGCCAAGGGTGCCGGCACGGTTGGAAAATGTGCGATGAGGTTACCATATGGAGGGGTTGCGCTCATTCCTGGTTGGCAGGCAAACGATGGTCAAAAGAATGGCCGTGTGCTATCTAGGTTGAAATCTTTTGATTCAGCCAGGCGTAAAGATGAGAGAAGCTTTTTCAGAGCATTTTGTGGGGGAACCGGAGCGCCAAACGAAGCTTTGGGCGGACTGCATTTTTGTGCTGGATACGAATGTATTGCTCGACCTTTATAGATTTTCCGATTCCGCAAGGGAAGCTCTATTTAAGGTTATGGAATCCTTAGGAGAACGCCTTTGGATACCATATCAAGTGGCAGCAGAGTACTTTGATAATCGCTTAACGGTAATCGAGGCTCAGTCCAAAGCATATGCTGAATCGATTGCTGGATTGAAAGTCGCGAAAGATAAATTTAATTCTGGGTCGAGGCATCCTTTTGTTTCTGATGAAGTGTTTAATCAGTTTATTTCTTCCTATGATCTAATGATTAAAGAGCTGGAAGGTAAGCAAGAAACATATATTTCGTACATTGGTAATGATGTTATAAAAGCAAAAATTGGTACTCTTTTGAATGGGCGGGTAGGCCACCCATATTCTGAAGAATGGTTGCAAGATCTGGCTGCCGATGGTGAGAAAAGATACTTGGAAAATGTTCCGCCAGGATTTCAGGATTGCGGAAAAATGCCTGAGGCCACTACGAATAAGCTACGGCTAAAAAAATTTGGTGATCTGATTCTTTGGAAGCAGCTAATTGAAAAGGCCAAGACTGTCAATAAACCAGTCATTTTAGTGACTGGCGAAAAAAAGGATGATTGGTGGCTGAAGTCTGGCAAGCGAATGGTGAGCGCCCTGCCTGCGTTAAGTAAAGAATTCATGGATGCCGTCAAGCAGGATTTTTACCTGTATGCAACAGATAGATTCTTGCTTAAAGCCAATGAATATTTGAAGCAGAATACTTCAGAAGTTGTAGTGGAAGAGGTTAGAGCAATAAATAAGGCTGATGCAGAGCGAAAAGATGATATGGATCACGCTCTGCTTGATCAAGCCTTAAATAATGTTTGGCCTGAAGCGCAGGCAAAGGATCTTTGGTCTAACCAGGCAATAAAGTCTGGATGGGTTAAGCGGTTAGCGCCAGTGTGGGCAAGCAGCGACACCGAACTATTGAAGAGCCCGCAGCTCCATTGGGTTACAGAACAACGGGCGATGCTTCAGCAAAGGGCACAAAGTGTGCGAGCGGAGCTGGATATTTGTCGTAAGGAACGTGATGAGCTTAACTCCTTTCATCGCACTCTTTTATCGGTTGGAGTCTCCCCGGATGATGAAAAATTCAATAGTACAAAGGAAAGGCTGTCGGCGCTAAATGCTATGATCGAGGTAAACGAAAAAGAATTTTCAGTGCTGCGCAATCAAGTGCAAAATATCATTGCGCATCAGCGGGCACTGTTAGAAGCAGATGCCGATGATTAGTTTTTTTTGTTCTTTAGTGCAAGCCATATTCTTTCAAGTTCTGCAGGAGATTCATCATCCATCCACTTGGCGTATACTTCAACTAACATGGTGAAGTCTTTGTGGCCCATCTGCTTTGCTATGAAAGCGAGATTTCCTCGCGCAGTTAAACACCAGCAGGCATAGGTGTGCCGAGCCTGATAAGGGCGGCGCGGGCGGATACCTGAACGTTTCTGGATGGCTGCCCACTTTGTGTTCCACGATGTGGGGATATACCAGTGGTTGATGACTTTCTTCCGGGCTTGCGTTGTCGGGGATAAGAGTGGCGTAACTGTTTCGATTCGGCTTTCATGGCGGTTCATGTACACCTCGATCTCACGCGGTGCGTGGTTGACTACCAACCCCATTAGAATTTTGCAGGCATCGACGGCAGGTGGCATAAGTAGTACTGCCCGAGTCTTTCCCGTCTTGGGTACTTTGAATGTGCCGTCCGCTGTGATGGCCCTGGTGATGTTGATCTGTCCGGCAGCCAAGTCGATATCTTCGACAGCCAGCGCGCACATCTCGCCTGGGCGAAGGCCTGTGTAGACCGCGAGCGTGATTGCCGCTGAATCCTGCGGGTGAAGGCACCCTCTGGTGATCAGCTGTTCGAACTCATCCTTGGTCAGCGGGTCTGGCTCGCGTCCGATCATCGCGAATCGTACGCAGGCAGCAGACAGACCCTTACGGCAGTAGCTGTTGTTTTCACACCATGCCAAGAAACCCGCGAATGTAGCCAGGTAATGGTTCGTCGTCGAAGGTGCCCGGGTGGCAATCAGTTGAGTCCTGAGTAGCTGGATGTCTTCGGGCAGAAGAATGCCCGCCAAGCGATCTGGCCCAAGCAGCTCAGTACAGATATCCAATGCATAGCCGTATTTCTCTTCGGTCATTGGGGTTATGTCGACGGCCTTCAGCGGTTTGTAACGGTCCATAAGTGCTGCTATGCGTTCGTCTTTTACGTTGGTGTAGTTGGTCGCGTTCTTCGAGTTAGGGAAGTGCCGGCCGTAATCAAAATGCCCTGTCTTGATCTCATGAATGATCGCCGCCCTTAGTAGGGCGGCATGCTTGATGTTGGCTTTGGTTACTGGAAGGCCGAGGGATTCGCGGCAACGGATTCTCCGCCACATGAACACGACGCGAATGTTGCCGCCGTGTAACTCGATCCCTTTGTGTTTAGCCAGCTCGGCTTCTAGGCCGCTTCCTGCGGTGCGCTCTCGGCCCACTTGTCGTACTCCGTCATGTTGATTGCGATGCGGCCGTCTGGCGTTTTGCGCCAGATCCGGCCTTGAGCCCAGGTGCCGTTCTTCACTTTGTGGCGAATAGCGTCTTCGCTATAGCCGGTGAGTTCGGATGCGCGGTTGATCATTACCCAGCGTGGAAGGCTCATTGCTATTGCTCCCCTGCCCGTCGCGCAATGCCTTCAGCCTGGCGTTGCTTGCTGCATTTTTGATGATTGCCATGAGCGCGTGACTTGTCGCATTTGTCGCAGATGACATTCAGGTCGAGGGGCGACATTTGCCCGCGGCGAATTCGGGCAATCCGGCGAAGGGCGGTCATGGGTTGACCTCTGTACTGTCAACTTCATTGAGTGGCGCGTTGATCAGGTGTTGAGGCTGCATGTGCTGTGTTCCTCGGTAGATCCCGCCGCCAGGATTCTTGGTGAGAGGCTGGCGGTGGGGTGTTGCAGTGGTGGTTAGCCCAGGTTGAAACTGCCGATGGTCAGCTTTGCTCCGCCACCGACTTCCTGTTGCACGACATCCTTGAATTCTTGTGCGAGGTCTTCGCGCAGTTGCTCTTCGCCAATCCAGCGCAGGCGCAGCAGGGGCTTGTCACCGCCGGTAAGAACGGCAACACGGAGTCGGATGATCTGGACCTTCAGCCCTTCGTATGGCTCGACAGTGAATAGGAATTCAGCTGGCAGGCCTTCCGAGGATTTGGCTTCGATCTGGTCCATCGCCGAACGGGATGCGCTCAGGTCGCCGACGACGTGTTCGCTCTTGCGTGCTTGCTCGATGCTGATGGAGCGGATGGCGCTCGCGGCTTTGCGCAAATCAATGGGACTGTCATCAGCTGCAAGGGCTTGGAGGTTCGACGCCCAATCCTCAATCCAATCGCTCAGGTCTTTCTGCGCGAATTGGATGGAGGCTGCCCGCTCCAGCGCCCGAAAAGCGGCAGTTTTTCTCAAGTTGAGGGTTGCGGTGAAGTCGCCGTGCCCCGGTGCCTTGGTGTCGCCCAGGTTGAAAATCACGGTGCAGGCCATGGCTTCGGCGTCGACAAAACCAGAAGCGACGATCTCGGCGCTTTGCTCCATTACGTAGTTGCCGAAGTCCAGCAGTGAGTGGGTGGTGAGCTCCCCGCGGAAGCGGCTGCGTGCGGCTTGGAACTTTTCAATGCTGTGGATCTTCTGGTCCGACGGCAGTACCAGTGCAGGGGTGAAGGTGGTGAGCGGCTTTGCGTAGGCGAGAACGGCGGTGTCTTGAATCAACTGAATTGCTTTGGCTTCCATTGGAAAGATTTCCTTTTGGTGAGAGCTTTGGAGTAGAGCGGTTTAGGACTTGGCGTGAATCGGCGCGGCGTCTCGGTTGAACAGCTGGCCGGCGCGAGGAGCTTCGGCAAATAGGGTCAGGCGCCCGCCCTCATTGACGTGCATCGGCGTGTCGAGGGTAGTGTCTTCACTGCGACTGCCGCGTTTGGTCGGTACCTTGTAGGCGAGCTTGTGGTTGACGGTGACCTGGTGGCTGTCGGCAATCTGCTTCAGCGTGAAGGTCAGCGTGACGGAGCCAACCTTGCCGTTATCCACAACGCCCGACGCTACCTCGGAAAGTGCGTGGCCGATCTGATTCGCGAAGACGCCTGCGTTGAGTTCGCCAATAAATTCGGCTGTGTCTGTAGGTTTCATGTGCTGTGCCTCATTGAGTGCGAGTTGTTTACCCCTGGACGGCAGGGGCACCGTTGAATCAGGCTGCTTCCTTCGTCGCTTGGGCGTCGAGGTATGCGGCCAGGTCGTGCAGGTAAACCACCGGTTTTGCGCGGGTCGAGCAGTGCAGTCGCTTCACGATCAGCGCAATTCGGCCGGCCTTGATTTCGCCCAGCAGGTAACGGTCGGTTCGGATGTGCGTGAAGTACTGTTCGCGGACCGCCGACAAGGTCGGGCAAGGCGTGGCGAACTGGCGTCGAAGTTGTTCGAGTGTGTTGCTCACGCTGCGTCCTCCCCGAACCCCTCCGATCGGGGCACCAACTTCAGGCGGATCAATTCAGCGAGGCCTTCTTTGCTTTTACCCATGCCGGCGGCGCAGACGTTGCCCTTTGCATCCGCGACCACTGCGCCAAATGGATACTCGGGCGAGTTGGTCGGGGTGACGTAGGCGATCTGGCCTTCGTAGATCACGTTGTTGACGCAGCGGAACACTTCGGCCAGTTCGGTGCTCAGCGTCGGCATGCTTTCCAACAGCTGAACCGCTTCGGTTGAGGCTCCGATTAGTGTGGCTCGGCTGATGACGCCGGGGCAGTTGAGAAAGATGGGGATCAACTTCAGGGCGCCGATGGCTTGGGTGTAGGCATTTGCTTGATTGGTTTTCATGCGGCTGCGTCCTTGTGCGTGATGGTTATGCCCAGCTTCTTTGCCAGCCATTGCACGCCGGCTTCGGTGACCATCACCACGGCATAGTGCTTGTAACGGTTGGTGGTTCCGATCTGGACGCTGCGCGGGTCTGAAAACAGATTGCCGCCACCGCGGTGATGGCTTGCCAGGTCGCCGCTTTGCGTCAGCACGCGGAGCGCACGCAGCTGCTCGCGGAACTTCCGAGGTTTGAGGCCGAGCACGGCGGCCGTTTCGTCCAGGGTTCGGTTCATGGCGCGGTCCTCAGGCTGCGTGGCTTTCGAAACGAGCGGTCAGGGCTGTGAAGAATTCATCGAGCTGGCCGAACAGATCATCGAGCGCGCCGTCGTTGTGCAGCACCAGATCGTTGTCCTGAATGCCAATACCCGATTCGCTGATGTGTGGGTTCACCTCGGCTGCGTCAGGGCGAAGGATGTGGAGAACGATCCCACCGCGCTTGCGGACAAAGTCGGCTTCGTTCTCGAATCGCAGGTCGCTGATCACGAAGCCAGTGGCGTTGTCCTGGGTCTGGCTGAGGAATTCGAGGTTCTGTTCAGCTAACAGTAGCCAGAGCTCCGGGTGAACCATGTTGCGGCCCCAGTCAGTCCCGAGGGACTGCATCAACTCTCGCGGGGAGCGTCCCAGCCAATCAATCGGTTGCTCTTTGCGGTCACCGTCGAAATCGCATGGGCTCAGGTTGAGGATGTTCATGAGTCCGTCACGCAGCGGTTCGGCAAATGCATACGCTTGGAAGCCGTGAATGTTTGCCAGGTGATTGGCGGCAGTGGTTTTGCCGGAGCGAGCGAGGCCTGCGAGGCCGATCAAGAGCTGCTTCATGCTGCGTCACCCCCGAGTGGCCATGAGCTGTCATCGGCTGAGGCGATGTCGGCGTTCTTGATGGAGGCGGTGCGACCTTTAGGATTGGTGATGACCAGGAGACCTGTACGCTCCTGGATTGCTTCGACCGCGGCGCGGCTACTGCACGCAGATGGGTGCAGGTAGACGGGGCTGCGGGTATTACTGTGCTGTGTGGTTTGCATCGCTCGTACTCTTGGTGAGAGGTAACGATGCAAACGATACAAATACGTATTGAGTCAGTCAATACGTATTTGAATTGATTTTGCGGTGGACCACAAAAAAGCCCGCACTGCGCGGGCTATATTTAATGGTGATATGTATTAGAAAATCTCGAGTTTCGAAAACACCACACCGCAGATCATTGCGTCACTTCCCAGCTCTATGATTGGCTCCGGCCAAGCTGGGTTCAGCGGCTTGAGGAATCGGCGGCTACCCTCCATGACCAACTGCTTGAACGTCGCCTCTTGGCTATCGACTAATTTGGCAATAACTAGTGATCCGTTCTCCGCGTCCTTCGCTGGATCCACAAAGATGATGTCGCCGTCGCGGAAGGAGCGGCGTTCGTGTTGGTTGAACATCGAAAGCCCACGCACTCTTAGGGCATAGCTCTGGCTGCTATGAGATGCCGCGCAAGGCAGCCAAATCTCTGCGTCATCCAGTGTTCTCACATCCATTATTTCGCACCAAGCTCCTGCTTGAACCCATGAAATCAATGGGACATATCCTTTAATAGCTGGGCCAGGTTCTACGTTGGATGGTGGCACCCCAGGCTTTTTGATCGGATCAGAACTTGGATCTTTGTGTTCGCCTCCCTTCCAAAGCCAATTGCTACTGACCTTTAAAGCCTTGGCGATTTTTTCGACATTGTCATGGCGTGGGCTGGCAACCGCATTTGTCACAATCCTATGAATTGTCGGCTGCGGCACGCCCGAGCGGCGGCCGAGCTCCCCTTCTGAGAATCCCATTTCTTGCATGCGTTGAGCGATGCGGTCGCCAATCACTTTTTTCTGCCTTGATTCAAAAACGTATCGAGGATTGTATTGAATGGTTCAATACGTTTGTGTATTGTAGCGTCCAATGCGAAAGCGCATCGGTGAACGATATGACTATCCAAGAAATGCTCGCAGAGCTACTGCGGTCAGGCTTATCCCAACGGGTTATCGCGGAGCGCGTAGGGACCACACAGCCAACTATCAATCGTGCCGCTAAAGGTGCAGATGTTCGGTATGTAACGGGGAAGGCCATCGAGCGCCTTTATTCCCGGGAAAAAGTAGCCGCCAGCTTAAAGTCGGCAGCTTAAAGGGTGCTGAGCCGGGGCCTCTCACCAAAGATCCCCCAGCCCAGCTACGACGATACACAGCACATGCACATCGGTCGTGGTCGTAGGATAGGGATTGCCCTGGTCTATGGCTAGGCCGTAAACGGGGAATTTACGGTTATGAGTCGAACAGATCTTCTACCGGACGCTGGTCCGGTCCTTCCTCTACGCCAGGCGATCTATCGCGCTGGTCGTGACTACAAGGGCGGAATCACCGCCCTTGCCTTTGAGATGGTGTTGGATAACGACACCCTTCAAAAGAAACTTAAGCTCGACGAAGAACGTCGCTGGCTGAATCCTGATGAGCTTGAGGAGGTGATTAGGCTAACAGCCGATCCGCGCTTGCTCGACGCGCTCATGCGGCCGGCGGGTGCGGTTTGGTATCGTCCGGTACCGGTACCGGCAACACGCGATGCGTTGAAGGCCGTTGGTAAGCTGCTCGGCGAAACTGGCGAATTCGTGGCCGCAATGCACGATGGTGCTGCCGACAATGTCTGGGAGCTTCACGAAGTCCTCGATCTTGAAAAACAGGGCATGGACGTGATCCGCGAAATCCTCGGCATCATGGCGGGGGCCCGTCAGGCGATGGAGGATCGCATCCATGGCTGACGATATCGATCGCGCCAACGACCAGGCGCAATACCTGCTCGACGTTGCGCTTCAGCGCAGTCGCCGTGCGCCATCAAGCCGCATCAGCGCGCAGTTTTGCGAGGATTGCGACGAAGCTATCCCGTTGCTTCGACAGCAGACGATTGTGGGTTGCCAAACCTGCGTTGACTGTCAGGGGTTGCGGGAGGCTCGGCGATGAGTGAACCGGCCAAAGGAATAGCCATCGCCACATGGGCAAAGCGTTACATCACTACTTTCGACCTCGCCCTGGTGTCCATTGAGCCAGGTGAAAAAGCCCCAAAGGGTATGGGGTGGAACAAGCCGGGTGGCTACATCACCGATGCATCTGCTGCTGAAGCATTCTGGCAGCGAAACCCCAACCACAATCTCGGCGTAGTGCTCGGACCGAGTCGTGTCTGCTCGTTGGACGTCGATGACGTTCAGTGGACGCGGCATGTGCTGTATGAGCTGCTGGGCGTCGATCTGGATGCCATGGCGGTGGTGTATCCGACCATTGTCGGTAACCCTGCGCGTTTTCGGGTGTTGTTCAAGCTGCCGGAAGGCGTTGAGCTGACCCGGCATTCTTTGTCTTGGCCGAATGAAAACGACCCCGATGGTTCGATTTTCAAAGGTTTGATGGACAAGGCCAAGGCTGCGAAAGAGCAGGGCGATATTGCAGGGGAAGTCGCGGCGCGTGCCGAAGCCGATCCGTTCAAGCGCTTTACGGTGTTTGAATTGCGTGCCGGCCTGGTGCAGGACGTGTTTCCGCCGTCGATTCATCCGGGTACCGGCAAGCCTTACACCTGGAAAACCCCACCAAACGCCGCGGATGGGTTGCCGACGCTCACCAACGATCTGCTGAACATCTGGCAAAACTGGGACATCTTCAAGCGTGATGCTGAGGCGGCGTGCCCGTGGGCGGTCAAGTCAACAGTGCCGCCGGCGAAGGTCAACAAACGTCCAGCTCCTACGGCAGGTAAGTCTCCATCGGTGATTGATGAGTTCAATCGTTGCCACGATGTCTCAGAGCTTTTGCGCACCCACGGTTACATCAAACGGGGCAGCAAGTGGCTTTACCCGCAGAGCAGCACTGGCCTGCCGGGCGTGACGATCAATGATGATGGCAAAGTTTACTCGCACCACGGCGCCGATCCGCTCGCGAACGGGCATCAGAATGACGCCTTCGAGGTGTTCTGTTTGCTCGAGCACGGCGGTGATCAGTCGAAGGCGGTGAAGGACGCCGCTCGTATGTTGGGTATGCAGCATTCATCGCGGCCTGATCCGTGTGATCTTCCCCCGACCCCATCCGATGATACGAGCGAGCCGGGCTTACCGAATGACGACGCCAGCGAGGCCGCTCCGGCTCCTAATGGGGGGGCGGGGGAGGTGCTGACGCTCGATCACGTTCTTCGGCGATTTGCATTGGTGGAGGGCACCACGCACGTGTGGGACTTCGACCAATCGCGGGTGATGAAGAAGTCGGCATTTGAAGCGCGAGTCGGTAAGCCTTTGGCGAAACAATGGCTGGAGGACACCGAGCGTCGAAAGCTGATATCCGATGACCATGTGCGTGACATCGAACAGTCTCGACGCATGGCAGGCAAGAAAGGCGGTGCCTTCGGCATGCCGCCGACCGAGCGATACGTGTACATCGATGGCACGAAGGATGTTTGGGACCGCGAGAAAAAGCGGCGGGTAGCAGAGGGCGCCGTGAAGATGGCCCTGGGGGATACGTACCCATTGTGGTTGAACAGCAGCGAGCGTCGGGTGGTCGATGTTGACCATATCGTCTTTGACCCGACAATGACCAAAGACCCGAACGTCTACATCAACACCTTCGATGGCTTGCCGCTTGAACCGATCAATGATGAGGCCGCCTGCGAAAATCTGCGCTGGCTGATTTCGTTCCTTTGCAACCATGATCAGGACGCCGCTCGGTGGTTGACGCGGTGGATGGCGTACCCGCTGCAACACCTCGGCGCCAAGATGGACACGGCTGTACTGATGCACTCGATCATGGAGGGCTCCGGTAAGAGCCTGCTGTTCGCCGACGCGATGGGCATGCTTTACGGCCAGTACGCAGCCACCGTTGGACAGACCCAGCTTGAAAGTAACTTCAACGCCTGGCAAAGCCGGAAACTCTGGTCGGTGTTTGAGGAGGTCGTCAGCCGCGATCAACGCTACAACCAGGTGGGCAAGATCAAGCATTTGATCACCGGCAAGACGGTGCGTATGGAATCGAAGTTCATCAATGGCTGGGAAGAAGCCAACCACATGAACGCGGTTTTCCTGAGCAACGAGATCATGCCGTGGCCCATCAGCGAAAGCGACCGACGAATGCTGGTGATGTGGCCCGAGCTTACCCTGCCGGAAGATCGCCAGAAGGCTATCGGCCAGGAGCTGAAAAACGGCGGAGTCGCTGCTCTGTATGGCTGGCTGTTGTCGATTGACCTCGGTGATTTTGACCAGCGCACTCGGCCACCGAGTACGGCGGCGCGTGAACGCCTGGTAGCGTTGAGTCGAGCCGGCTGGCAAACATTCCTCAATCTTTGGAAGTACGGCGAGCTGGGGCGCGATCTGTGGGGTGTGTGCCTTTCGACCGACCTTTATTCGCTGTTCCTTGAATGGTGTCACCGCAACAAAGAGCACGTGATGAGCCAAACGAAGTTCTCCCTGTTCATCGGTTCGGAAGTAGACAAGACCCGATCTATTCCCTGGACCGAAGGCAGCAACAGGCGATTTGGTGCGTTTTTCTTTCCGAACGATCCTGGTGCTTCCCAGCCCCCATCATTGAAGGCGGCCGATCTGGGCAAGACGGTCACTGACTGGCGTGCCCAGGCGAAATTGGCCGGCTGGAACGTGGACAACTGGGAACACGTCAAGGCAGCTGCAGCATGAGTACGCCTAAAAGTGTGTTGGGTGTGTCGGGGGTGTGTCGGGTTGGTTTTTGGTACCCCGCACAATTTCAGGCCTTTATTTGTGCGGCTTTCCGGCTGTTGTGCTGGGTGTGTTGGGTTTGTCGTCGCGCACGCGCATACGTGACGTTAAATGCACCGAAAAGAAGGGCGGGATTTTTTTCTTATGCGAGGAACAATAAACCCAACAAACCCAACACACTCAACTCAAAGTTAATAAAGGTATTGATTTTAAAGGGATTTATTTGTGTTGGGTTTGTGTCGGGTTGCGGATTTTCTGTGCTGGGTTCGGTTGTTCAGGGGGAAGGGCGATGATTGAGGAAATGGAAGTGCTGCTGAAGCACTGGGGCGAGCAATGCCGGCTCAATGGCGAAAGCGGCGGCATGGGCAGCCCGATGGCAACGATCATGGAGTGGGGTGGCTGCGCTCCTCGCGGCACGCCAGGCTCGCGGATCATCCTCGGTGCTGGAGCTGGCCCTGACGGTGTTGCTCAAGAGATCACCGCCGCGTTGTCGGAGATCGCTCGGCAGGATGAACGTGGTGAGCGGTTGCAGCGGTTGGCAGCCTTGCGTTATGGCGATGATCCAGCGCCGACCTGGCTTATGCAGTTGCATCTGCTTGGGTTGGAGTCGAGAGCGAAACAGACTTACTACGACCAGGTGCACCGGCTGCATGAGCGGCTGCTGGAGGTGCTGACCGAGCGTGCCGATGCCCGTAAGTGGCTTACCGCTGGTCGGGGCGTTTTGCCTCAAAGTCTCCTCAAAGTTGCATCAAAGTTGCATCGAACCGGATAACCGAAAATGCCCCCTTTTCGGTTCCGTACTCAAGGGGTAAAAAGTCACCACGATATGAAATTTGCGCCTTGGCGCTTACCTCGCACGTGCTGTGCAGCTTCACCCGGCCCTCCCTGAGCCGGTCACCTAACCCCGCTTCGGCGGGGTTTTTCATTTGTGCTGCGACCCTTATGCGGGTCGCCAGCCTTGCCCGAGACAGTAGGGCTTTTCTTCCGTCGCCGAGGAGGCAACGCATGTCGACTGAACAGGAGGTGCAGCAGTCGCTGGCCGATCTTCCTACCTGGCTGCTGATTCTGGTGGCGCTTGCAGGTTTAACAGGGGAGATGTGGCGCGCTGATGCGGCAGGGATGGCTGTGCCGGTGTTGATCAAACGGGTGCTATTGCGCTTCGGCGCTTCGGCAGTATTTGGTCTAGCGACGGTAATGCTTGCCACTGCCTTGAGCTGCAGCCTGATGACGGCTGCAGCAATCGGCAGCGTCGTGGCTTGCCTCGGCGCCGATGTAGCCAGCGGGTTGTACGCTCGTTGGCTGGCGAAGAAGGCCGGCCTGTGCGACGTCCCGCCGAGCAGTCAGCATGAGCAGTGATCGGCGAGGCAGCAGCACAGAGCGGGGTTATGGGTACAAGTGGCAGAAGTCCCGTGATGGGCATCTAAGTCAGTTTCCCTATTGCACCATGTGCTCGACTGATCAGCGGCCAGTCGCAGCGACCGTTGTCGACCACAAGATCGCACCCAAGCTGAAGGACGCCAAGGACAGTGGTGATCCGGTTCGTATCAAGGCGGCATGGAAGCTGTTTTGGAACCCAAAGAACTGGGCGAGCCTGTGCAAGTTCTGCCACGACTCGACCAAGCAACGGATGGAGAAGAGCGGCCGGCTCCCTGGCTGTCAGGCAGACGGCAGACCAGTCGATCCGGGCCACCACTGGAACCGGTGATCGGCACCCTTCGGTGCACCAAAAAAAGCACCACCCCGAGGGTAGGGGGGGTGAAAAACTTCGTCCCGACTTCCTTCTAGACCGCTCGCCCCCCTCTCTTCGCAAAGTCGGGAAAAATGAGGGGAGGGGGGTATCAACAGGTAAGGGGTATGTATGGCCGGAAACGGAAACTCGGGTCGCCCTGGAAAACCAGCGGTGCTCAAACTTTTGCAGGGAAATCGGGGGCGGGAAAATCTCGGTGACCTGCTGGCCGAAGCCACTTCGCCGGCGGTCCCCGTTGGAGCTCCGCCGATGCCAGACGTCCTATCGGCAGAGGCGATTGCTGAATGGGAGCAGCTGGTTCCCGCACTGATCGCCCTCGGTATCGTTTCGAACCTGGATTCGATGGCGCTGGCGACTTATTGCCAGGCCGCGGCTGATTGGCGCCGCTACCAGCGGCTGATCACCAAGCGCAACGCTGCATCCGATGACGAATTGGGTGGCGATATCCAGACCTTCAAAACCGGCGCGCAGCAAATGCACGTCCTCCGCCAGCTGGCGAACGACGCCGAAAAGCGCGCCAATGCCGCCGGCGCTCAGTTTGGCCTGTCGCCAATGTCCCGGCGCAATCTGAAAACCACGCCGGCGCCGCAAGGTGAGCTATTCCCCAATGAGCAACGAGACGCCGCAGACAAATACTTCAGTTGACGATCGCGTCACCGCCTTTGCTCATGCCGTACTGGCCGGCGAAATTGTCGCCGGTCCCAACGTTCGCAACGCCTCTAAACGTCATCTGCGTGACCTCGAACACGGACCGGCTCGCGGTTTGGTTTGGGACCTGGAAAAAGCCAATCGTGCGATCGGTTTTTTCGAAGATGTGCTTTGCCTCAACGGCGGTGATTACGAAGGCATGCCTTTCCTGCTCGCTCCCTGGCAGGCATTTGTGGTCGGAAGTTTGTTTGGCTGGATGACCGTTGACGGTTATCGCCGCTTCCGACTGGGCTACATCGAGACTGGCAAGGGCTCTGGTAAAAGCCCGCTGGTTGGAGGGATCGGCCTTTACGGGTTGGTTGCCGACGGTGAACAGCGCGCTGAAATTTATGCGGCGGCCACCAAACGCGATCAGGCGATGATCTTGTTTCGCGATGCCGTGTCGATGGTGGACATGTCGGAAAAACTTCGCTCCCGGCTCGTGCAGTCAGGGCGCGACGAGAAAGTCTGGAACCTGTTTTATCCGAACACCAATTCCTTCTTCAGGCCGATCAGTGCCGACGAAGGCAAGTCCGGCCCACGGCCCCACATTGGGCTGCTCGATGAGGTGCACGAGCACAAAAGCGCGGCCACTGTGAACATGATGCGCGCCGGTACCAAGAACCGCCGCAAAGCCATGGTGGTGATGATCACCAACAGCGGTTCCGACAAGAAGACGGTCTGCGGTCAGTACCACGATCTGGGCGTGCGAATCTGCGCGGCCATTGAAGATGACGACAGTTTCTTCGCCTTCATCTGCTCCCTGGATGAAGGTGATGACCCATTCAAGGACGAAGCCTGCTGGCCCAAGGTCAACCCTTCGCTGGACTACATCGCCGAAGGACAAAGCGATGGCATCCCCGGTCGTAAGTACTTGCGTGAGCAGGTCCAGTCGGCCCGAGGGTTGCCGGCTCAGGAGTCGGTGGTGCGCCGTCTCAACTTCTGCGAGTGGACGCAAGCCGATGCCCCCTGGATTTCTTGGGGTGTTTGGAAGCAGGCCGAAGAACGTGTGCCAATGCGGCTACTGCGCAACCGCCGATGCGTTGGCGGGCTTGATCTTGCCAGCACCACGGACTTGACCGCATTTGTCCTGATCTTCTGGCCCGCCCCACACGATCCGCACTGGCGGCTACTGCCGTACTTCTGGATCCCGGACGACGACCTGCAAGGGCGCGAAGATCGCGACAAGGTGCCCTACGCCATGTGGGTTAAAGATGGTCACCTTGAAACGACGCCGGGCAGGGCCATCAGCAAGCTGCATGTGCTGCGGCGGCTGGTCACAATCTGTGCGTACTTCGACGTCGAGCGCATCGCCTATGACCGGTGGCGCATTGAAGACCTGTTGCAGCTGATGTCCGAATACGACATCTCGCTGCCGGAAATGGTGGGCTTCGGCCAAGGCTACAAGGACATGGGGCCGGCGGTAGATGAGTTTGAGCGCCGCCTGCTGGGATTGGCTCCTGAGCAGGACGTAATCGATCTTGATCCCGCTGACTGGGAGGTCATCGAAAGCGAGACAGTTGAAACCCTGCGTCACGACGGCAACCCGGTAATGACCTGGTGCGCCGGCAACGCGGTGATCGTTTCCGATCCAGCCAATAACCGGAAGGCCGACAAGGCCAAGGCGACAGGTCGGATCGACGGCATCGTCGCATCCATCATGGCCGTCGGAATCAGCAGCAAGGCTGCGGGGCCGAGTGGCAAATCCATCTACGACGAAGGGGCGGGTATATGAAATTGGTCATCCTTTCATGGCTGGCCGGTCTGCTGGGCTTCGGTCTGCTGGTGTACGGCGTAGCAATGATCAGCATGCCGGCTGCCTGCATCGTCGCAGGTCTCGGCTTGATGGCCTGGTCATTCCTTGCCGATCGCGCATCCGCTGCACTGAAAGCCAAAACCAAACCCCAAGGAGGTTGAGCATGTTCTTTTCAAGCGTGCTCGGTGAGGGGCGCGGAAATCTGACAGAAACGGGCGGCGGCTTTTGGCGTGGGCTTCTTGGTGGTGGCCGCAACAGCTCGGGCGTGAAGGTCACGCCCGAGTCGGCGCTTGGCCTGCCGATCCTACAAAACTGCGTCACGCTGTTGGCCGAGACAATGGGGCAACTGCCTTGCGAGATGTACCGCCGGCTGGATAAAGGTCAGCGTGAAGCCGCCATCAATCACCCAGCGTATGACGTCCTTCGGTACCAGCCGAACGGATTTCAGACGCCGTATGAATACCGGGAGTGCACGCAAGGTGCCGCCGGCTTGCGGGGTAACGCTTACAGCTTCATTGATCGTCGGGACGATGGAAACGTCACCGCGCTCTGGCCATTGTGCAACGACAAGGTACAGGTGCTGAAGGGCGGCGACATGCTGCCGTATTACCGGATCAGCGGGGGTGAAGCTCTGCCGATGCGCATGATTCACCACGTGCGGTGGTTCAGCACCAACCATTACGTGGGGCTGTCGCCGATCGAGGTCCATGCCGAATCGCTGGGTTTGGCTCAGGCGGTGCGGCAATACACGGGCAAAAGCTTCGCCAACGGGGTGACTGTTTCAGGTGTGATCGAGCGTCCGCGAGAAGCCCCGGCGATCAAGGATCAAGGCAGCATCGACAAGATCGTCGATCAGTGGGGGCAGAAGTTTGGCGGCATGGACAACGCCAAGAAGGTTGCGCTGTTGCAAGAGGGCATGACCTTCAAACCTGTCTCCATGAATAACGTTGATGCCGAGGTGCTGGGCATCCTCAAAACCACCGGTACCGACATCGCCCGGATTTACAAGATCCCGTTACCCATGGTCAACGACCTGGAGAAGTCGAACTACAACACCCTTGAGCAGTTGATGATTCAGTTCGTGGTGTTCGCCCTATTACCTTGGGTCAAGCGTCATGAGCAGTCGATGATGCGCGACTTTCTGTTGCCCGCTGACAGGCGCGAGTACTTCATCGAATTCAACCTGTCCGGCCTGTTGCGTGGCGATCAGAAGAGTCGTTATGAGGCCTACGCCATTGGGCGCCAGTGGGGCTGGCTCAGCGTCAATGACATCCGCCGGCTGGAGAACATGCCGCCGGTTCCTGGCGGTGATATCTACCTGCAACCGCTGAACATGGTGGACGCAGGCAAGGGCGCCCCTGACTTGACCAACCCCAACGTGCGAGCGCAGCTCGAACTGCAGCACGCTGAAATAGAGAGGATTCTGGCGCAATGAAAAATTACCTGCGAGCCTCCAGCCTGCTGTTCAATCAGCCGCTGCTGGTGACGCCTGACATGTTGGACCTCGGCGTTCGCTGGGCCAACCAGGCAATGAGCTTGAACATCGTCAACATCGGTGCTCAGGGAGTTACCAGCTTGTGGTCGGATGACGGCATGGACCGAATCGCTCAGCGTGAAGAAGAGCGTCGGACGGCAATCGCGCGAACCGGGATCGAGGTGATTCCGGTCAGCGGTGTGTTGGTCAGTCGTGGCAGCCACGTCAGCATGTGCGAGACGATGACCAGCTATGAAACGCTGCGGGCTCAGATTCGCAACGCTGTTGCGGATCCGATGGTCGAGCGCATCGTGTTGGACATCGACAGCCCCGGCGGTTCTGCCGTCGGCGCGTTCGAGCTGGCTGCTGACATTCGCGTCATGGCCCATCAGAAACCCATCACCGGCATCGTCAACTTCATGGCCTACAGTGGCGGCTACTTGATCGGTGCCGCCTGTAGCGAACTGGTGGTGAGCCAGACCAGTGGTGTCGGATCGATCGGTGTCATCGCTAGCCACATGGATCGTTCCAAGATGGAAGAGGGCATGGGCGTCAAGGTGACCACCGTATTTGCTGGCGCTCACAAAAATGACCTCAGCCCTCACGAACCGTTGAGCGACCAGTCGCTCAAGTACCTCAACGATGTTGTGCAGGAGAGCTATCAGCTCTTCGTCAATGCGATTGCCGACTACCGCGGGCTCTCGGTACAGCAGGTCATAGCCACTGAGGCGGGCCTGTATCGAGGGCAGGCCGGTATCGCAGCGGGCCTCGCCGATCGCATGCAGAGCCCGCAACAAGCCGTTGATGATTTATCTAACTCGGTTGCATTGAGCCGAGCCAACCGTCAGCAAGGCCGCCTTACGGTCCGTGCAGCTGCACTGAATTTTCAAACCCAGATCTGACCGCGTTCGCGGCAGTCGTCAAAGCCCGCCTTGTGCGGGTTTTTTATGCCCAGGAGGCACCATGTCCCTTGTACTTCAATTGCGTAGCGAACGCGCCAGGATCAACGACACGCTCCAGGCGTTGGCTAAACGCGAGGCCGGCGGCGAAGCGCTGTCGGCTGAGCAACTGACTCAATTCACTAGCCTGGAAGCCGAGTTCAATGCGCTGACTGACAAGATCAGTCGGGCGGAAAAGGCTGAGCGAATGGCGGCTGCCAATGCGGTACCAGTCAATGAGTCGGCGCAAGGCCGAACTGGCCCGCCACCAGGTTACATTTCCGGATCGGGTCCGGCGGATGCGCCAGGAGTGCGAATGGCTCAGATGGTCCGTTTGCTGGCTGCTGCGGGAGGCAATCAGCATCAGGCTGCGCAAATGGCGGAACAAGGTGGTTTTTCCACTGATGTTGCCATGGCATTGAGCACGGTGACCCCGGGTGCCGGCGGTGTGTTGGTTCCTCAAAACTTTGCTACCGAGATTATCGAGGCTCTGCGCCCGATGTCGGTAGTGCGCAAGATGGGTGCTCGCAGTCTGCCATTGAACAACGGCAATCTGACTCAGCCTCGCATTACCGGCAACACCATCGTTACCTACATCGGTACCGAAACCGACATCCCGCTCACTGGTATGACGTTCGCGGATACGAAACTGTCGGCGAAAAAAGCCGCTGCGATCGTGCCCATCTCCAATGACCTGATTGCAAACGCTGGCATCAGCCCGCGAATCGATGACATCGTCGTAGCCGACCTGGCAGTGTCGATGGGGCTTTCGGAAGACCTGCACTTCATTCGTGCCGACGGTAGCGGCACGCTTCCCAAGGGCATGCGTTATTGGGCGCAGGCGTTCAACGTGTTGCCAGCTCCCGACACTGCGGGCATCACCCTGGAACAAATCGACCTGTTCTGCGGCGGCATGATGCTTCGCATCGAAACCGCCAACGTGATGATGAAGGACTGCGGTTGGTTGATGCATCCGCGTGTCTTCCGCTGGTTGCAATCGTTGCGTGATGGCAATGGCAACAAGGCTTATCCGGAAATTGAACAAGGTCTGTTCAAGGGCTACCCGGTTGGTCTGAGCAACCAGATCCCGGTGAACCTCGGCGCCGGTGGCAATGAAACTGAATTCTATTTCGTCAACTTCGCCGACATGATGATCGGCGAAGACATGGACCTGACGATCTCGTTCAGTAGCGAGGCTGCTTACAAGGACTCTGAAGGCAACATGGTCAGCGCCTTCCAGCGCGACCAGACACTGGTCAAGGTGATCGCCAAACACGACTTCGGTCCACGCCACGTAGAGTGCATCGTCGTCGCCGTCGCCGTGAAGTGGGGCGCTGGCATGTAATCCTTTTGCCCCGCTTCGGCGGGGCTTTGCATATCTGAGGTCGAAGCGATGAGCAATAAAGTTGTGGTGCGTTTTCTGAAAGCCTGGCGTGGTTACTCGGCAGACGAGTTGGCTGGGTTTGACGAAGAGGTCGTTGAAGGCCTGAAATCCAAGGGCTTTGCTGAAGTCTACGAAAAGCCAAAAGCCGGTAAGACTGCAGCGGCGAAAACCAGTAGTGCAAAAAATGCTGGTGAAGCGGGCGCGGCAAGCTCGCCCGCTGAGACGCCAGGCGCAACGTCAAATGGTGCTGATGGCGGCGAAGGTAATACGAGTGCCGATGACGACGCGAAGCCATAAGCCATGGCCCGTCGTATCGAGTACTTCGGCGACCCGGTCCTGACACTGGAACAGGTGGCTTTCCAGTGTCGGGTTGAGCCGGAAGACATGGAGCCGGCGCTGATTGAGCAGATCATCATTCCCGGTGTTACCACCCAGTGCGAGTCGAAAACAGGTGCTTCGATTCGTGGTGCCGTTTACGAAGAAGAGTGGCCAGCCGATTGGCCAAGCGGGCATGCCTTGGATATTGGGCAGGCATTCGAGATCGTCTCGATCATGTCACAGCAGCCCGATGGCACTTGGGCGGCGCAGGCTGCGCCGTTCGAGTTACGGCAGGGACAGCGGGAAAGCGTTCTGTTCTTTCCCGGTACTCGTCCTGCTGGCCCGTTGCGGATTCGCTACAAAGCAAAGCTCAACCTTGACCTGAATCCGGGCGTCCGTAACTGGTTGTTGATGGCGGCAGCGACGATCTATCGCCATCCGGAAATGTTCTTGGTGGGACAGACGCTGGCTGAGCTGCCGTCGGCATTTCTGGATCACCTGGTAGCAGATATCACCGTACCGCCGAGGTTTTAACTATGGCCATGCGCGAACCGAGTGCGGGGGAGTTGAATCGACGTATCACCCTCAGGTTGAGAACCGACATCCCGGCGCTGGATCAGGGGCTTGACTCGTTGTTCACCGATCAGAAAAGACGATGGGCAAAGATTGAGCCGGTCGGTACCGCTGTTTACGCGAACGGTGTCCAGACCGATGTGAAGATCACCCATCGGGTGACCTTCTACTATCTGAAGGGCATGAGCGAGTCGCACGAAGTTGTACACGGTGCCACGATTTATCGAGTGCGCAGGGTCGCGGACATGAACGGCAATCGTCGGTTTACCCTGCTTGAGGTTGAAGAGTTAGGGCCGGAGCAAGCCGGGGGAGGGATCTATGGCTAACTCAGCTTCCGTTGACGGTTACTTGCATTTCGAGGGCTACGACAACCTGCCGCGAGATATCTTCGACAAGAAGAAAATTCGTGCAGGCATGCGCAAAGCCGGGCGGCTGGTAATGCAAAAGGCCCAGATGAATCTGGCGCTTGCACGTGGTGAAGAGGGCTACCCGGTCAATCGCACCGGGGCGACCTTGGAGTCGATCTCTTTCAAGGTGTCGCGATCGGGCTTCCTGGTCAAGGTAGCCCCGCGCAAGACCAGTGCCATGCCGGAGTTCTATCCAGCCTACTTGCACTACGGTGTGAAGAAAGGCCGTCGCCCTGGGAAGCTGGCACCCGGTAAGGGCAAGGGGCGGAAGAATCGTCGCGCCGCTGGTGCCCGCGCTCGACTCGTTGCTGAACGGGCTGCCGGTGAGTGGCGTATCACGCCCCGTGACAACTACATGGCCGATGCATTGCAGGACTCCAAAGCAGACGTTCAAGCCATTCTCTCTGCGGCGTTCGCCGCGGCTCTGAGCTGACCTCCGCCAGCAGCTGCTGGCGCTTCTATCCCTGGAACAAACGATGAAAATCAGTCTGATCGTCGCGCACCTGCGTGCGTACTGTCCTGCCTTTTCCGGCCGTGTGTCTGCTGGTATCGATTGGGACGCAGTGGCCAATAGCGCAAAGCTGAGCCATCCGTCGGCATACGTGATCGCCGCCGGTGATGACGCTGCCGGAAACGACCTACAGAACGGAGTCCGCCAAGACATCACCGATTTGTTTGACGTGATCCTGGTGCTCGACAGCACCGATGAGCGAGGCCAAGAAGCGGCCGATCTGCTGCACGATCTGCGCGCTGGCTTATGGAAAGCCTTGGTGGGCTGGAAGCCTGGCACCGAGTACGACCCGATCGAATACGGCGGTGGCAGCTTGGTCTTTATCAACCGAGCTCGGGTTGTTTACCGCTTTAGCTTTGAAACCGCGTTCCAGTTGGGCCGAAACCGGGCGTCCGATCCTGCCGAAACTTGGGAGGAGTTCCAGCTTGATGGCCTGCCTGCATTGGAGGGAGTTGATTTCAACGTCGACTTCATTGATCCCACTGACCCCAACCTTAAAACACCTGGTCCGGATGGACGGATCGAGGTGCGATTTTCTGCAGAACTTCCCCAATCGCAAGAGGATGCCCCATGACCCGCATGACTGTGTACCCGGCCGCGGGCCGGGTGGTGCCCGACCCTGAAGCCGGCGACGACCTACCCGCGGAGGGACGTGAAGTCCCGCGAGACGCGTACTGGCTGCGCCGCCTGCGTGACCGGGACGTCACCCTCGACGCGCCCAAGCCAGCCAAGGCCACCACTAAAAACCCGGCTCCGGCCACCTCTGGGAGCGCTGAATAATGACGATCAGCTTTAATACCATCCCCACCGATTTGCGCGTGCCGCTGTTTTACGCCGAGGTCGACAATTCACAGGCCAACAGCGGCGGTTCGAGCATGCCGCGGCTGATCGTGGCGCAGGTCAACGATGACGCCACCGCGGCGGAAATTGGCCAGCTGACCCTGGTGTCGAGCCTGGGCCTGGCCAAGAGTATTGGCGGCGTCGGCTCGATGCTCGCGCAGATGTACGAAACCTGGCGCCGCATCGATCCGGCCGGAGAGGTCTGGTGCCTGCCGCTTAAAGGCGAAGGCGTCAAGGCGGCCGGCACTGTCACCATCACAGGTGCCGCCACCGCGGGTGGCGAGCTGAACCTGTACGTCGGTGGCAGCCGTGTGCGCGCGACCGTGACCAAGGGCGCCTCTCCGACGTTGGTGGCCGCGACCTTGGCGGCGGCGGTGAATGCGGCCGGGCTGTCGGTCGTGGCCACGGCGCTGGTCGGTGTTGTGACGCTGACCAGCAAGTGGTCCGGCGCGAGCGGTAACGACCAGGTACTGCAACTCAATCGTTTGGGCCGTAACAACGGCGAAGCCACCCCGGCCGGCCTGACCGTGGTTGTGTCGCCGATGAGTGGTGGCGTGGGTTCACCCGACGTCGCGTTGGCCTTGGCCAGCTTGGGCGACGAACCGTTCGAGTTCATCTGTGCGCCGTGGGCTGATGCCACCTCGTTGGATGCATGGAAAGCCTTTATGGACGACACCAGCGGTCGTTGGAGCTGGGCCAAGCAACTTTATGGGCATGTCTACACCGCCCTGCGCGGCACCCTTGGTGCACTGGTGGCGTTCAGCGCGACGCGTAACGACCAGCACGCCACCATTCACGGCTTTGAAACCAGTTGCCCTGATCCGGTATGGAACGTGGCGGCGGCCTATGCGGCGCGTAGCGCGGTGTTCATCTCAGCGGACCCGGCGCGACCGACCCAAACCGGCGAGCTGAACGGTCTCACCCCGGCCCCCGCGGGCGAGCGCTTCACCTTGACTGAGCGTCAGTCGTTGTTGAACCGCGGCATTGCCACGGCCTACTTCGGCGGCAACGCGCAGCGTATCGAGCGGGCGATTACCAGTTATCAGCTCAACGCTTTTAACCAGCCGGATGATTCCTACCTGGACAGCGAGACGCTACACCAGTCGGCCTATGTAATCGGCTACCTGAAAGCACGGGTGACCAGCAAGTACGGCCGGCACAAGTTGGCCAATGACGGCACGCGCTTCGGAGCCGGCCAGGCCATTGTCACGCCGAACGTGATCCGCGCCGAAATGATCGCCGGCTACTACGCGCTGGAGCAGTTGGGCATCGTGGAGAACGCCGACGCCTTCGCGGCCAATCTGATCGTTGAGCGTTCGAGCACCAACCCGAATCGGCTCAACGTGTTGTATCCGCCGGACCTAGTCAATCAGTTACGGATCTTCGCGCTGCAATACCAGTTCCGCCTGCAGTACGCGATCTGATTTAACCCCCGTCCAAAGCCCGCCGCGTGCGGGCTTTTTTGTAGGAGAGAGGCCATGGGCCAGAAAGTTGCGGGCACCGTCTACATCAAGGCAGACGGCGTTCAGTTCATTATCACCGGTGGCGTGGAAGTGCCGCTGAGTGACAAAAAACGCGAGTCGGTGGCACCCGGCTTTTTCAAGGAAGAGGACCTGGTGCCATATGTGAAGGCCACCGTGGTGGACGCGCCGGACCTGCCGCTCAAGCAAATCATGGAGGCCACTGATCAGACGGTCACAGTCGAGTTTAAGAACGGCCGTGTGTATGTGTTGGCGGGTGGGTTTGTGGTGGGCGAGCCGACCTCCAAGGGTGATGACGGCACCATCGATATCCAGTGGGATGGCAGTAAGGGGGGCTTCCAATGAGCCAGGTAATTACGCACACCTTGTCTGCGCCGATTCAGGCGCATGACGAACAGGTGCTGGAGCTGACCCTGCGCCGGCCGACGGTGGCCGAGGTGCGCGCGATCAAGGCGCTGCCGTACAAGATCGACAAAAACGAAGAAGTGTCACTGGACATGGACGTGGCGGCCAAATACATCGCGGTTTGCGCGGGGATTCCGGCGCCGTCGGTGAATCAGCTGGACTTGGCGGACCTGAACAACCTGGCCTGGGTCGTTGCCGGTTTTTTCATGACTGCGGCATCAGCGACCTTGGTGGCCTGATTGCCGTGGCCTATGACCTGGCTTTTTTTTGGAAAGTCGGACCCGAACAAATGATGGTGCTGCCGCTGGATACGTTCACCGAATCGCTGGAGAACGCCCAGCGCATTAATCAAGTTCAGCAGGGGTAGGTATGGCCGATAAGTTTCAACTTAAGGCGCTGATCACCGGCGTCGATAAGCTGTCGCCGACCTTGGCCGGTATCCGGAAAAATGTCGCCAGCTTCCGTAAGGGGCTGGAGCGTACGGGGCTGGGCAAGATCGGCTTTAGTGACATCGTCACGGGCGGAGCTTTGGCGGCCCCGTTCATTGCCGGGGCCGCGGCCGCGATTGAATTTGAGTCGCAAATGGCCGATGTGCGCAAGGTGGTCAACTTTGACACCCCGGCGCAGTTCAAAGAGATGGGCGAAGACATTGGGAAAATGTCTGAGCGGCTGCCGATGGCCGCCAATGACATTGCCAAAATCATTGCCGCCGGTGGGCAGTCGGGCATTGCCCGTGATGAGCTTCTAGGGTTCGCCGAAGCGGCAGTGAAAATGGGCATTGCCTTCGACCAGAGCGCCGACGAAAGCGGCAGCATGATGGCGACGTGGCGCACCGCGTTCAAAATGACCCAGACCGATGTGGTCGGGTTGGCGGACAGGATCAACTACCTGGGCAATACCGGACCGGCCAACACCAAGCAGATTTCCGCCATCGTCACGGAAGTCGGGGCACTGGGTGAGGTGGCCGGTCTTTCGTCGGGCCAGATAGCCGCGATGGGGGCGACCATGGCCGGCGTCGGCGTCAAGCAAGATGTGGCCGCTACCGGCATCAAGAACTTTATGTTGGCCATGACCAAAGGCTCGGCGGCGACCAAGAGCCAAGCGGAGGCTTACAAGGCGTTACGGCTGGACTCGAAAAGCGTGGCTGTGGCGATGCAGAAAGATGCGCAGGGGACAATGCTGGATCTGCTCAAGCGCATTTCGCAGGTCGATAAAGCCAAGCGTCCCGCGTTGTTGACCAATTTATTCGGCAGCGAGTCGATTGCGGCGATTACGCCGCTACTGACCAACCTGGAGCTGCTCGAGAGCAACTTGCAAAAGGTCGGCGATACCACGAAGTATGCCGGCTCGATGGATAAGGAGTACGCCTCCCGCGCAGCCACCACGGCCAACAACCTGCAGCTGTTGCGCAACGCCGCGGCCAGTGTGGCGCGGGCGGTGGGCAATGCCCTGCTGCCGGGCATCAATGCGGTGGTGGATAGTCTGAGGCCGATGATTGCGTATGCGGCGGAATTGATCCAGGCCAATCCGCAGTTGGTTCGCGGTCTGGCCATCGCCGGCGGCGCCTTCACCGCGCTGCGGGTGGCGGTGTTTGCGGCGACCGTGGCCACCCGGGTGTTGGGTGTGGCCTTTGCGGCGACACCGGTGGGCATCATTGCCGTCGCTATCGCCGCGGCGGCGGGTTTGATTGTGGCCAATTGGGAAACGCTCGGGCCGTTCTTCACCGCGCTGTGGGAGCTGATCAAGGCGCTGTCGACACCCTTTATGGAATTTATGAGGGGCGTGTTTGATTGGTCTCCGCTGGGGTTGCTGATCAAGCACTGGTCGCCAATCACCGCCTTTTTTAAAGAGTTGTGGGAGGGGGTCAAACCGTACTTGCAGCCGATCCTGAGTGTGTTCGGGCTGGAAGAGGGTGGCGCCGGACTCACCGCGAAAGTGGCCAGCTACGCGGAGGAGCAACGCCAACGCAATGCTGGCCCCGGCGGCGGTACCGGCGCGTTCCTGCAGGCCAATGCGGTGAGCGTTGCGAAGAATCAGCAGGCCGAGCGCAACCTCACGCAGGCCGGCCTCGATCCGGGTCAGCTCTTGCGTCCGCCGGGGATGCCGGCCCCGGGCTCACTGGTGCAGCAAGCCTCGGCGAACAACCGCACGCAATTGGACGGAGCGTTGGTGATGCGTTTCGAGAATGCCCCGCCGGGCTTCCGGGCTGATCCGGGGACCAGCAATCAACCGGGACTGTCGATCACGCCGAAAGTGGGCTACCGCTTGCTGTCAGGGAGTAATCCGTAATGAGTGAATGGCGTGACCGCAAACAAGGCGCTTCCTTTCGGGGGGTGCCGTTTTTAGTGGATGCCGACAGCGTACCTGTCGGACGGCGCACTCAGGTGCATGAGTTCCCCCAGCGCGATCAACCCTTTGTCGAAGACCTGGGGCGGCGCACCCGACAATACAAGTTCACCGGCTTTGTGGCCGGGGATGACTTCCTGGCGCAACGTGACCGTCTGCTGGCCGCGCTGGACAAGCCCGGCTCGGGTGAGTTGGTGCATCCGTGGTTCGGACGTCTCACCGTCACCGCCGGGGAGTGTGAGTTGTCCCATGCGCGCAACGAGCTGGGCATTGCGCGCTTCAACCTGGTGTTTATCGACGGCATGCTGGAGTTCCCGGTGCAGTCGCCGAACACCCGGCGTCTGCTGGCGGCCCAAGCGCCGAGCCTGATGGACTCGATGAAGGACCGCTTTAACTCCGCGATGGCCCCGGTCGATCTGGCGCGGCAGCGTGCCAGTGCGGTGCGCTTGGCGGTGTCAGGGGCTTTTGGTTTTGCCTTGAAGTCCCTCCAGCCTGCTTCCGCCTTGGGGGGCGACCTCACCGGCCTGGTGTCCTCACTGCTCAATGGCCCGGGCGCGTTTGCCGACAGCCTGCTGTCCGGGGTTGCCGGCCTGGAGCGCTCCTTCAGCGGCTACGGCTCCAGCAGCGCGTTTAACGGCAGCAGTGCCAAGGCGGCGGCGGTGTCGTCGTTACAGGCCTCGGCGCCGATGACGGCTGACCCGGAGGTCGCGACCATTCAGGCGGCGGTGATTAGCCTGGTGCAGGACGCGGCGCTGCTGGATTTGCTGCTGGACATGGCCGAGGTGCCGGTCGCTATCCGCCAGGGTGTCAGCGATCCGGCCGCCCTGGACGTGCAACTGGCACAACAAGGGGCGACGGTCGAAGCCGGTGCCGAGGTCGAGACGCCGGTGCCGGTCGCTGATGACGTGCTGGCCGTGCGTGACGCGATCAGCGAAGCGTTGTGGTCGGTGGCCGGGGAAAGTCCGGCGGAACACTTCGGTCGGCTGAGCGAGGCCCGCCTGGCTCTTGATCGGCATTTGACCGAAGTGGCGCGTAGTGGCGTAGGGCTGCGCACGTATACCCCGCCGGAGACGGTGTCCGCACTGGTGCTGGCCCATGCGCTGTATGGCGACGCCTTGCGCAGCGGCGAAATTGTCTCGCGCAACCGTGTGCCTCACCCGGGCTTTGTGCCCGCCACTGAACTCCAAGTAGCGAAAACCTAACCATGGACGAGTTGAACATCGTCACCCTGAGCGCGGGTGGGCACGACTACGCCGGGTGGAAAAGCATCAGTATCGGCGCCGGCCTGGAACGCCAGGCACGGGATTTTAACCTGGGCGTTACCTGGCGCTGGCCTGGCAGCAGCGAGGTTCCGGTCAGGATTAGCCAAGGCGAAGCGGTGGAGGTGCGCATTGGCCAGGATCTTCTGTTAACCGGCTATGTGTTCAGCACGCCGATTCGCTACGACAGCGAGTCGGTGACGCTGAGCATCACCGGCCGCTCGCGCACGGCGGACCTGGTGGACTGCGCCGCGGTCAATCAGCCCGGGCAATGGCGCGGCCAAAGCGTGCAACAGATCATCACGGCAATTGCCGGCGAATACGGCATTGCGGTGGTCAACGATGCCAAGGTCACCTTGGGTGTTGAAGACCACACGATAGAGCCGGGCGAGACGGCGTTTGAAAGCATCGACCGGCTGTTGACCCTGTCGCGCTTGTTCAGCACCGACGACGGTCGCGGGCGCCTGGTGATCGCCAGTCCGGGCAGCGCCGGGCGCGCGGTCGACACCTTGGAGTTGGGTAAAAACCTGCTGTCAGGCGACACCGTGCTGGACTTTTCCGGCGTGTTCTCCGAGTACATCAGCAAGGGCCAGCGCAGCGGTACCGACGACAGTTTTGGCGCCGAGGCCAGCGAAGTCGAGGCGCGGATCACAGATGCGCGCCTCGACCGGCGTCGGGTGAAGATCATTCAGCAGTCCGGGCAAATGAATCCGGCGATTGCCCGGGCGCGGGTCGAGTGGGAGCGGGCCAACGCGGTCGGCAAGGCCTTGACCGTCAACTATGTGATTCAGGGGTGGCGGCAAAGCAACGGCGCACTGTGGCGGCACAACATGCTGGTGCGGGTGGTCGATCCCTTGATTGGCCTGGACCGCGACATGCTGATCAGTGAAATCAGTTACGAGCTGGGCGAGCAGGGCACCACAGCCCGCGTCAGCGTGGCGCCGCCGGAAGCTTTCCTGCCGGAGCCGAACGACGCCTATGAAAAGCGCAAGCTCAAGAAAGGCAAGAAGACCGACACCTTCGAATACCTCATTCCAGCGGACTACAAACCATGAAAAATACCATCGCGAACTTTCTGGCGCGCGGCGTGGTGGCCCTGGGCAACTCGGCCAGCAAGCTGCAAAACCTGCAGCTTCGGCTGTTGGCCGGTGAGGTTAAAGACAACGTCGAGCACCTGGAGCCATACGGCTTCACGGCGTGCCCCTTGGCAGGCGCCGAGGCGCTGGCTGGTTTCATTGGCGGCGACCGTAGCCATGGGGTGGTAATCGTGGTGGCCGATCGGCGCTTTCGCCTGCAAGGCCTTAAGCCCGGCGAGGTGGCCCTGTACACCGATGAGGGCGACTTTTTTCACTTCAAACGCGGGCGGATTGTCGACTTGGAAACCGTGACCCTGAACGTCAAGGCGTCGGACTCGGTGAACTTCGATACGCCGCTGATCAAAACGAACGGGCGCATTGAATCGACGGGCGATCAAATCGCGGGCGGCGTGAGCCAAATCAATCACCCGCATGACGGCGTGAAACAGGGCACCGAGCAAAGCGGGCCGCCGGTCGGAGGTGCGGGATGAGCCGTGAAGAACTGCTACGCCGCGCCGTGACCATCAGCCTGTTCACCTGGCGCCGCGCAGCGCCGGATGACGTGGTGGACGACAGCGACCGTAAGGGTTGGTGGGGCGACTGCGTGCCGTCGGTGGCCGGTGACCAGATCGGCTCGCGGCTGTGGTTGTTGTCGCGCCGCACGCTGGTCGCGCAGACGCTGCAGGATACCCAGGCGTACGCCGAAGAGGCGCTGGCCTGGCTGCTTGATGACGGGATTGTCACGACCGTGACGGTGACGCCCGAGCGCCGTGGCAACGACCGGCTGAATTTGCGGGTGACGCTGACCGAGCAGAGCGGCGAAACCTTGGAACTGGATTTTGAGAACACCTGGGGGCTGATCAATGCCGTATGAGAGACCAACACTACCGGCGCTGATCCAGCGCACCGAAGCCGATTTTGAACGCAATGCCCCGGATGCCTTGCGCCGCGCGGATGCCAAGGTGGCGTCCCGCGCGCTGAGCGGCACCGCCTACGAGCTGTATGGTTATCAGGACTGGATTGCGCGGCAGTCCAACCCGGCGACGTGCGATGAAGCCATGCTGCTGCGCTGGGCCGATTGGCGTCTGGAGGACGGGCCGACGTCGGCGGTAGCGGCCAAGGGATCGGCGACAGTGACTGGCTCCAGCGGTGCCCTGGTCGATGCTGGCCAGCTCTACCAATTGCCGGATGGCCGACGCTATCAGGTCGGCGAAGCGGTCACACTGGTGGATGGGGCGGCCAGCCTGAAGTTGGTGGCCGAAAATGTCGGCACCTTGGGCAACATCGAGGCCGGCACCCTGACGGCGGTGACGCCGGTGCTGGGCGTCAACTCGACGGCCGTGATTGGGCCGGATGGCATCGTCGGTGGTGCCGAAAAGGAAGGCATTGAAGCGCTGCGCGCGCGGGTGCAAGCGGCCTTCAAAAACCCCAGCAAGGTCGGCAACGGTGACGACTTTGTCGAGTGGGCCTTGGAGGTTCCAGGTGTCACCCGCGCCTGGGCCTTGCCGCGCTGGATGGGGCCGGGCACGTTTGGCCTGGCGTTCGTGCGCGATGGTGATCTAGACATTATTCCCACGGCCGCCCAGGTCGCCGAGGTGCAAGCCTACTTGGACAAAAAGCGTCCGGTGACCTCGGAGATTTACGCTCTGTCGCCCGAACCGCGGCCGCTGAATTTCAGTCTGCGCCTGACCCCGGACAGCACGGCGTTGCGCGCGGCGGTGACGCAAGCGTTGCATGGCTTGATCCTAGATGAAGGTGGTCCGGGGCAAACGCTGAAACTCACCCATGTGTGGGCAACGATCAGCAACACCCCGGGTGAGACCGACCATGCCTTGAGCGTGCCGGCGGCGGACGTGGTGATGGCCGCTAATCAAGTGGCGGTGCCGGGGGTAATCACATGGCTTTGACCGAGGCGGACTATGTTCAAAAACTTCGACAAATGTTGCCACCGGGGCCGGCGTTTGATCCCGAGCTAGAGCCTGATTGGGCGCAGATCGTGGCGGGCCTAGCCCCTGAACTGGCCCGGGTCGAGGGCAATGGCGAGGCGCTGTTGCTGGAGTTGAACCCGGCCACGGCCACGGTCTTGCTGCCGTATTGGGAAACCTATTTGGGCTTACCGGATGTGTGCACGGTGCCCGGCTCGCAAACCTTGGAAGAGCGCCGCCAAGCGGTGCTCGACAAGCTGACCGCCACCGGTGCGCCGCAGTTGAGCTATTACCGCAAGCTCGGCACGCAGTTGGATATCGCCGTCGAAATTCAGGAGTTTCGCCCGGCCCGGGTAGGCCTGACCAGCGTCGGCGATTTTTTGTATGGGGCGGGTTGGCCGTGGAGCTGGATCGCTTCGGTGCCGATTCAAACGTATGGCACCGAGGCCGCGGCCGCGCTGGATTGCAGGCTGCAGCGGGACGCGCCGGAATACACCGACGTGGTCTTGGGATTTGGCAACGATGTCGTCGCCGGCATCACGGCGAAAGCGGACCAACTGTTCAACGCCATTCATTACGTGGTGCCGGCCGCCGTGGCCGGGATCGAGGATCTATAACATGCAGAGAATTTCCAGCTGGACCGATTTGGTCGCCGCCCTGGGGCTCTTTCGTTACGGTACCGTAGCAGGCGGGGTCGCACCCACACCGCTCAAGGCAGAATGGCTGAACATGGTCCAGGAAGAACTGGCTAACGCCATCTTGGCTTATCTGCCAGCGCTTGATGCCAATGATCCCACGCAACTGCTCAAGGCTATTCAAGCCTCGGGTGCAAACTATGCGCTGAAAGCCACCACCTTGGCCGGCTACGGCATTCTGAATGCCTACACCAAGCCTGAGACCGATTGGCTGTTGTCGCAGAAGGCTAACAACGCGATCACTCTGGCCGGCTACGGCATTGGTGATGCGTACACCAAGGCGGTGATCGACGCCGCACTGGCCGCCAAGCAAGCGGCTATCGACAACTTAGCCGCGACCAAGCAGGACAAGAACACTGCGCTGATGGCGGCCAATGGCTGGCGCCTGGATAAAGCCACGGGGCTGCTGGAGCAGTGGGGCAGCGGCTACTGCGGCCCGAACGGTGTAACCCCCGCCATGGACTTCCCGACGCCCTTTGCCGAGGTCTACAACTGCTTCGGCAATAAGGTGACGCCGAACGATGAGGATGGCGATGCCAACGGAGCCGGTGCGCTGGCTATCAGCACCACGCAGTACCAGCTGTTCAATGACACCGTGAACTTTGGCGCCACCATTCATTGGCGGGCGATTGGTAGAGCCCCCGGTTATTAAGTTCTAACTAACTATGTTTTGCGCAACCCGCTTCGGCGGGTTTTTTATTGCCAGGAGCAAACTGAATGACCGATATCGCAGCGCTGGAAAGCTACGCGGGAGAGTTGTCGGAAGCGGCACAGCGCTCGCAAGCGGCTTCTGCAAAACAGCATCAATATATTCATAACGATGCCATGACCGATGTTGTGACTGAGGCGGGGCCGGTGCCTTCGATTGCGAAGCAGGCTCGACTCTATCTTGAATCGATCCCGAATGCGGCGGCCGATCTTAGTGCGCTCATGGCTGACGGAAAAATCTACCCGGATGAAGCGACCGGTCGAGCGAGTCCAACGGTTAGCGATGGGATGTTGTTTTGGGCGGCCAGCACCAATCCACGTGTCTTGAGGACGTTGTGGAAGAAAGTGGACAGCGGTAGTTCGCTGCATATCTCCGATGACGTCAGTAAGACAGTCGTCGATGACCTTTCCAGCAGGGCTGACCGTGATGATGCGCTAGGGTTTTACCGGGATGGCGTTTCAGAGTTCGCCTTCCCGATCATGGACCCCTTGGGTCAGGTCATTGGTTTTTTGGCGAATGGAGGGGTGCTGGCGACTCACCTTGAGGTGCCTTCGATGGCCTCGGTCCCTTCCAGGGATGGGCCGTCAGGGATCCCCATTATTCAATCGTTGGTCGATCGCAAGAACGGCATCACCTTCAATCCCGACGATGGCCGGACCGATCTGTTGTTGTCTGACAGCGCGATTAAGTTCATCGCGCAACAACTGAGCGGCGTTTCGAGCTACCTGCCGCTCACGGAAATGCGCGGTTCCTATGCGGTGTCTTCGGTTCGGCGAACCACAGCGTTCAATATCGCCGCGATTCAGGACCGCAGTGGTCAATCGTATGACGGGAAGCAAAGGGCCACGGGTTCTTACGACACCATCGTGATCGATCGCAAGGCGCCGATGCGATTCCGGGGAATGATCGGGCAGTCAAATTCTCTGGGGGCATCCAGCCCTGGCATCCTCGAAGGTCGGCCGTTGTTTCCTCATACGGTGTTGTCGTTTGACGGCCGTTTTTTTATGCAGGGATCAAATGGGCTGGTGAACGGGGAAACCTTGACCGATCTGGTGCCGCTGTACGATGCGGCTGTCGGCCTCGGTCAATGGCCGGCGGCCCTGGCAGCATTCGCCTCCGCGCAGGCGTGGGCAGACGCCGGCCTTCCTCAGGTCGGCCAAGTCGTGGCGACGGCGGGCCAAGGTGATCAGCCAGCCGCCAGCTTTTTATCCGGTACGGTGAACTGGACCAATTTGATGACCTTTGCCGGCCGGGCCAAAGTCTGCGCCGCCCTCTACGGGCGCACCATTGAATGCCGGCACCTGACCTACATTCAGGGTGAAAAGTCGGATAACTGGTACGCCGATTTCAATACCTTTGTCGACACCGTCATCCCTGCTCTGAAGACCCAGCTCGGCCAGACCAGCCTGATGGAGATTGCCCTGTGGCAGACCGTCGGCGTGGCGCCGGATAACGGTGTCGGTCAACTGCAGATTGCCGCAGCGGATGCGCGGACTGACGTGAAGCTCTTCGGCCCGATGTACATGCTGCCGGTCAGTGATCTTCAGCATGCCAATGCCTTGGGCAAGATGTTGATGGCCGATATCCATGCAGCAGTGGAGGTCCAGATCGAACTGGGCAGGACGTGGAAACCCCTGCGGATGCGCAGCGCTGTGCGGGTCGGTACGACCGTTACCCTCACGGTGGACTTGCCGCCCGGGACCACCAGCACTGCCAAAGATCAGGACTGGCTGCCGCAGGTCACTCAGGATGGCTTTGTGTTCCGCGACAGCAACGGCACCACTGCGATCACCGCCATTATGTATGCCGGGGCCACCATCACCTTGACCCTGGCGGCTGTGCCAACGGGGGGCAGTCCGGTTGTTCGGTACGGAATGGATTACGGCCTAGGGGCTGGCTACTACTCCATGGCAGGCAACGCCATTGCCATGACCGAGACACCGTCTTTTTACCATCGCCTGGGGCATCCGGTGCCGAAGTTCATTCGGCATAACCTCTTGCGTCAACAAATAGGAGTCACCGTATGAGTATTGCTGGAATCCGGATCAATCAACCCTTTAACAACGATGCGCTGAGTGTGGGTGGCTCGCGGGCGGAAGCGCTCCTTGGTGATGTTCACCTGGTTAATTGGTTTCAGGCGGATCCCCGTAGCGTGGATCTGGATGGTGCCGAGATTATTTCCTTTACGGATAAAAAGGGAACGGGGGCCAAGTTCACCCGGGCGAGTTCGGCCAACTCGGCGACGCTGGCCAACGGCTTGTTTGGAATCTACCCGGGGGCCAGGTTCAACGCGTCGGAATCCGACAAATCGGTGTTCTCTGGGGCCGCCTCCAATCTATCGCTGCCGTTTACCTGGGCGGGTGTAGCGACGCTTAATAACAATGCGGCTGCTGCCAACCTGATGGGTACGTTTACCAGCACCACGGTTCGATCGATTCTGAACGTATCCGGTGGAACGGCGGCGATGCGACTGCAATTTGGCACGGTGAGCACCGGCGCGCTCGCCATCCCTATCGGCCAGCCTTTCGCCTTCGCCGCTGGGTTCGATGGCACCAACATTTTTTTGATGGTCAATGGAGCAGTGAGCGTTGTTGCGGCGGCCGGCGCTCCTAGCATTTCGGCCTTGAGCCTTGGTGCGTTGCCTGGAGGAGGCCAGTTCTGGGACGGCAATGTGTCCGACATTTTTATCTGTGATATCGCCTTGAACAGCCCGGCACCTGCAGCCACCACGTTGCTCAGCAAGATTCGAGGCTTCACCCAAAGGGCCTATGGCCTAAGTGCCTGATCAATTCCCGCTATTTATTGCCCGCCAAGTGCGGGCTTTTTTTCGCCTGGAGAAAAGCTATGACAGCAACCGAAATAGACCGAGACATCTTTGCGCGCACGCTGTGGGGTGAAGCTCGAGGGGAGGGGCTAGCTGGCCAGATCGCTGTGGCCTGGACTATCCGCAACCGCGTGAACGACAGCAAGGCCAGGTCCTGGTGGGGCGAGGGCTATGCCGGTGTGTGCCAGAAACCGTATCAGTTCAGCTGCTGGAACAAGAACGATCCGAACTTCGTCTACCTGAGCGGTGCTAAGCCGATCCCGTTCCGCGAGTTTGCTCAAGCGCAGATCGCCGCTGAACAGGTGATGACCGGCAAGGTGCCAGATCCCACCGGCGGGGCCACGCACTACTACGCAACCACTTTGCCGAAAGCACCGGCGTGGACGGTGGGAGCGAAAAAGACATTCCGACTCGGCCACCACGTCTTTTTCAGGGATGTGCCGTGAGCCCCGCGTCGCTGAAGTTGGCGGTCGCAGGCGTGCTGGTCCTAATACTGCTGACGACTGGGATTACCTGGAAGGTGCAGGACTGGCGGTACGGCAGGCAGCTGGCGGAACAGGCTGGCCTGCACCAAGACGATTTGACTGCCATCAGTAACGCTGCAGCGGGGCAAGTCCTCGCCGATCAGGAAAAGCGCCTGGCGCTGGAGCAGCGCTTGTCTACCAGCGAACAATCCCACTACAAGGAACTGAGCGATGCTCAAACCAACCAGGCTCGCTTGCGCGATCGGCTTGCTACTGCTGATCTGCGGCTGTCAGTCCTCCTTACCGAAGGTCCAACCGGTGGCAGTTCAGTGCCAGCCGGTACCGCCGCCGGCGGCGTGGTTCATGGCGCCACAAGAGCCCAACTTGACCCTGCGCATGCTCAACGAATTATCGGCATCACCGATACCGGCGACCAAGGACTAATAGCGCTGGCTGCGTGCCAGGCGTACGTGTTGAATTTAAGGAGATAAAAAAAATCCCCGCATCGGCGGGGATTTAGTTAACTGCAAAAGTTTCTTCGCTCGTAAATTTGATCAATTTCGTCATTAGAAAAGCTCACCATTCCCATTGCTTTTTGCAATCTGACGGGAGCTTTCTTTACAAGATCGATATTCAAAACCTTGTGCCGAGTCGCATAATAAATGAAGCGCGTTGCGCTACTGTGCGATAACACCATTTCTGAATAAGATGAGTAGAAGCTTTCAACCATTTTTGAAACTTCTTGAATTTCTAACTCTTTAGAATTCAGAATGTTATCTGTTTCCTGTCTAGCTTTCTCGAAGGCTACATTTAGGTCGACTTTGCTATTGTTTTTCAGGAACAAAAATGCCTTGTATGCTTGGTCAATGCCAATGTTGGGTGCATATTGCAAGAGCATGTTTGTTCTTTTGTAATAGTGTTTGAAAATAACAGAGTCTTCGCTAACCACTCCTTCCGAAACCAAACGAATCAGCTCATCGCGCACCGCATACATATCGTATGTGGCTTTGGTGCGCCGCAGTCTATTCATCACCACTATGAATCCAGTGGCTGCGACTGCCCCAAGGGCTAAAAACACCAAGAAGATGTCTATCATGGCTTCCTCCCCGTTGACGAAATCCTACGTCTCAAAATCTGACCTTCCAAGTCAGCTTTTACCTTGCACAGCCTGTCTATCTCGTCCTGCTGAAGCAATTGGGAGTAGCTACATGCCATTACTCCCAAGGTGAAAATAAACACGAAAAACACGAATGTACAAGCCCATACGAACGGCTCAATGGTGGCGCTGGATCCAGTGAGCTTCTCCATAATGTAGCCCAAACTGGAGATAAGGCCCGCGTAAGCGATAAAACCCGTAACCACACCCTTCACAGTTGCATATTTTTTTAGTAGTCGCATCCGTGCCAAGCTCTGCCGCGTCAGATTAAAGGACGCGGATGCTAGCGTGATAGCCTTCTACTATCAAGTGTGACCTTACGGACGGTGCGTTGTTCCCTGATGCGGCAGGGATATGCAGCATGGGCTGAATCCGCGCAAGGTGCTTCGGTAATTTGTAACCGTTTAGCTGCGGGCCTCATCCACAGCAAATCAAAAAAACCTATCCCGTACGATTTTTTTTGTGCGCGAAGTCAGCCGCTGATGGTTTTCGGTTTGGCTGACAGGCCGTCGAGGATCCGAGGTACGGCATTTAGGCGAGGATCAGTCGACGAATTGCCGGGCCAAGTAAACCGATGTCCAAGCCTCAATGCTGAAATGAAAAAAGAGCGACCGGAATAGTTGCGTCAACATCCATCCCGGCCGCCGTCCCTGCAGAACATCCCTGCAAGTCCAGCCAAGGCTCTTGCTCCGTGCACAAAGCGCGGCGAGCCTAGCACCTGTTTATCCATACAGTAAAGGTCTTGCTCTCAATGTCTACACCCATCATCCCTTGGATGGGCGGCAAACGCCGCCTGGCCGATCGCCTCATCCCGCTGTTTCCGCCACACGAATGCTACGTCGAAGTCTTTGCCGGCGGTGCTGCGCTCTACTTCATGCGACCTCAGGCAGCACCCGTCGAAGTTCTCAACGACATCAACGGCGATCTGGTGACGCTATATCGCGTCGTGCAGAATCACCTTGAAGAGTTCGTGCGCCAGTTCAAATGGGCGCTCAGTTCACGCCAAGTGTTCGAGTGGCAGAAGATGACCCGCCCCGAAACCCTCACCGATATCCAGCGCGCCGCCCGATTTTTCTACCTGCAGCATCATGCTTTTGCCGGCAAGGTCACCGGACAGACCTTCGGTACCGCGACCACCGGCCCGGCCATCAACCTGCTGCGGATCGAAGAAAACCTCTCGGCCGCCTGGCAGCGTCTGTCTGGTACCTACGTTGAAAACCTCCCCTGGCTTGAATGCGCCGAGCGCTACGACCGTGCCCACACCTTTCATTATATGGATCCGCCTTACTGGCAGACCGCTGGATATGGCGTGGACTTTCCGTTCGAGAATTACGAACGGATGGCTGACTTCATGCGCCGTTGCAAAGGAAAGGTAATGGTCAGCATCAATGACCACCCGGACATCAGGCGTGTGTTTGATGGCTTTCACTTTGAGACCTTGGACATCCGTTATTGCAATACCAATCAGCGTCAAGGCAAAGCTGAAGTCACCGGGGAACTGGTAATCATGAATTGGAAACCCGCCGAGCTAGGTGGTTTGTTTTAGCTATATAGGCGGATAGAAAAAAGCCTCGCTGATGCGAGGCTTGGAAGGGGGTTAGCTCAAGTTCATTCGCACATGGGCGATGCCGCGATCATTTTCGACCACCTTGGCAACGCGGCCAGTATCCATGGCATTGATGTAGCAATGATGAACGGTCAGGATGAGGTCCTGAAGCTTATCATCGTCTTCCATTTGTAGGATATTCAGACCGATTTCTTTGCAGCGGTTGATATTGATATGGCGGGTGTGATGGCGAGTCGCATCGAAATCGCTCAAAAACTCAACTACGGATCGGGCTCGTTGCTCGCAATCATCCTGACCCTTAAACATCACTGTCTTGAGGGAGGTTTCGACGAACTCTTTCGCCCATTTGATCGCTTGTTCGCAGCTCACAACCAGCGTCGGATGATACTTGTTGATGATCACTCTCCAGAGCTCGAGCTTGGAGGGATCTTCCTTGATGTCTGCGGCGGCTTTATCCAGCTCGGCTAGCACGCCAATTGCCGGAACGTTCTGTAGCTGAGGATCGATAGGTCCGAGGCTGGATTGTTTGCCCATAACGATCACTTTTGCCGCACACGCAATCATTGTGCCGGCAGACATGGCCAACTGCGGCACGATCACACGAATATCGGATCCGAACAGTTGATGCAGATAGTCGACAAGCGATTCGGCAGCAGCTATGTCGCCACCAGGCGTGTGTAGGATCAGATCCAAGCCTTTCTTAAACTCGCAGCCATGAACCACGGTCATGAATGCGTTTTTATCGCTGTCATTCACGTAGAGCTGCGGGTTGTTGGGCGTGGAGGTCAGCCAGCCGGAATAGTAAGCAACGGTATTCCGACCGGTGTGCGCTGACAGTTGTGCGAGGTACTTGCGGCGAACTACATCCTGCGCCATCTCACCGTGAGTCTGTGATTCAGCAGCAATCTCAGTGAGTACATCTGTCCAGTTAGGCATTCCGTACGCTTATAGTATTTGTGGAAACGGCGGTTTTCAGGGAATAGTCGAGACCGGTATAGATCTCAAAACCTTGATTCATCTGTTGCGGCTCAACAGGAGCGTGTGCAACAGGCGCTGCTTGCCCAAAAATCGCTTGTAGAAGCTCTACACGTGATGATTTCTTGTCTTGCATGTGCTGTTGCATGCCTGCCTCCAGAGTTTCCCTGCCTACGTAGTACGTCTTTGCATACTTTTGGCTGCGAAAAAGCCCACCGATAAGTGGGCTTTGAATTGAATGGTGCCGATTCTGCTAAGTCCACGCTAAATAGACAATAGCCAAGCATCGAAAATTCGATGATTTTTTTTACAAAAAAAGGTAGAAAAAAATAAGTCAATAAAATTTACCCTTTCCTCGAAGAGAAACCAGCAATAACAGATGACTGGCGACCAGCACTATTTGTTCAGCTAGACGATTGTTTTCGGGCGATCGATGAGGCCGTCCAGCATCCCGCGAAGCCGATCAGCTTCACGCTTGTTGCCTTTCGCTATCAAGTCGAGGTCGCAGAGTTCCTTGCGAGCGTTTGCGAGCTGGCTGGACGTTTCCCGAAGATTTCTCATCGCTTCGTCGCGCTGTGCGCCGGCTTCGGTGTACATATCCACTAAACCGAAGATGTCTTCTCGGGCTTTGCGCAGTTGCATGTTCAACTCCTGAACTTCATTTTCCAGCATGCGCAGGTAGTGTCGGCAGGTTTCAATCTCGGTCGGGCAGCCCAGCCAATCTGAAGTGTCTTCGATTTCAAGCGGGTCCACGGTCACACCTTTATCTGTGCTGTTTAGATATACAGTAATCGAGATGTGGTCAGCGGGCGAGGGGGGGGCGACGAGTTGCGACAGGGAGAATGTCTATGGGGCAAAAATGGGGCAATCCCTACGCCTATCAATGCCATTTAATGCCAAATGAACGATAAGCCTGATTTGTCAAATACGCCCTATATCCCTTGTTTTACGGGGGTGTGGGGCTTTTTGACGTTAGTACTCCAGCACAATTGGCGTGTGGGAGGACAGATCGGAGACGGCTTTATTCATCGGATATAGGCAAATTCGTTGAAAGGTGTGGGGCAAAGGAGGGGCATCGGCCCGGCTTTTCCGCGATGGGCGCAAGGTTACCATGG